AGGGGAGCAAAGATATTGCAAACATGCCGATAACCTAAACCCGTAGCACACAGGTCATGTCTCGTATGACCTTAGCTAACGTGTTACCCGTGACCGACAGTAGCATTGCGCTACCGTGTTACCCGACCGTATGATGTATGACCGATACACTAGCTTAGACTCCGCTTGTGGCGTTTGGTTCCAATGACCTTTTGCGTGGCGAAACCGAACCCCAACAATCAACCACCCCCCACACCCCGATTTACTTTCGTTTCCTTTGGCTTCGCCAAAGGGAAAGGTAGATCCTGAGAGTCTCTGTCACAAAATAAAACAACCATAATACTAAAAAGGATTGTTAGTTAAATACAAAAAATAAAAAAATTAAAAAGTTTAGGACATCCCAAAATGTGGACAAATCCTGGACATTGAAAACCTGCAAATTTCCTAGGAAAAGGGGTCTTGCACCGAAGTACATAATGTGGTACAGTGGACCCGACCCAAGAGTACAATCATGTATATTACTAAAGAGGAATTAGATGCTCGATTAAAGAAAACCGAATTACACATTGAACAACGTACTAGAAAATCAAGATCAAAAGAAGAACGATTAACACAAGACGAACGTACATTAATTGGAATCTTAGACTCAGTAGATACCCAAAAGAATATAGCTGATCTAATGGGAGTGTCACAGACGACAGTCTCTAACAACTCCCGAGGCTTAGTCGGTGTCTCTACTGGAGTAGATAAAGAATTAAGAGAACGAGTTGAAGCAGGAAAAACTGAAATTGCAGAAGAAAGATTAGAGCACGAAAAGAAGATTCAAGACCAGCTCATCACAAATTTAGCTGCTGCTCTGGGCCACGTAGCCAATAATATGAGTGGCACTGATGCTAGCGCAGCTAGCAGGATTGCCGTTGATATGTCTAAGATTCTTGATAGAGTGTCCTCCCCGGGCCGCGAATCAAAAGGCAATCGAACGGCAATTATCATTAATGTTCCTTCAATGAAGGAAGAGAAGCATTATCAAACGATTGACGTGTAATTAACTAAGGTGGCCAATGTGTAAAAGGTTCTCTCTGTTCTTTCTATGTTTCTTTCTAATAGCTGGCTGTGGTGATACTAATGTAATCTATCCACCTTTAGGTCCAAGTAACTATACTCCAACTAATCCAACTACTCCTATTCCAACGCCAGTATCAACATCTAAGATAGAATTCCGAGTAGTAGGTAATGCTTCCGGAGTAACGGTAAGACATTCAGATAGTATAAACGGATTGATGCAAGTAACAACGACTCTTCCATATTTGATGACATATTCTACTAACCAATCATCCATTTTCCTTAGTATAGAAGCTACTCCTCATTCATATAACTTTAGTGTAACTAGTCCTTTCATGGTAGTTCAGATCTTTGTAAACGGTTTACTATTCAGAGAAGCATCATCTAATACATTCCTTCTTTCTACTCTAACAGTGAGCGGAACATGGCGACAATAGGTGATTGGGAAGTTACAATAATTAAAGAAGAAACAGAACAAATCCAGCCGGGTAATCCTGAAGCGGGAATTCAGAGAACTGTTAGTTATAATTTTAAGTATATTCCTCTAAACAGTAATATTCCTAGAATGATTACTTTTGTTAGATTTCATGCAGAAGATAAGGTTTTAGAGTTCTTAGTGGATCTTGTGGTAAGAATGAAGACTGGATTGATAGATAGAACTCTTTCCTCAACCTGAGTTATAAATTATGATTACTAAACTAATCGGCCAGCCGGGTACTTATCGTGGAATTAATACCGACTATGTTACAGGTGGTCCTGGCCAGAATGTAGGAATAGGACAATCACCAGAAGAATCTGGAGATAGAATCTGGGTTCTTGATGCTATTCAGTATTCCTATAGAGGGGCTAGTGGAGTAACTACTGTTGTTGGTGGCCTAACTATCATGTTAGACGACAAAGTAAAGTTTGATGTTGATATTACAAACCTTTCCGGCCAGTTTGATTTGTACATTCCAAGTCAAACAGATAAGACTTTGACTGTAACTCTTAGGTCTGGTGGTAATGGAGTTATTGGGAAATTGAATTGCCAGTGGCACCTCGAGCCGGCTCAGTAATCAAACCTCGAACTAACAGGAGACTAACAATGGCAGAACTTGCTAAAGCTGAACACGGGAAAGACTACAAAGAAGCTGTTAAAGATTCTAAAGCCAGTAAGGATGTAGTTGCAAGAACCACTACTCCAAGAAGTCTAGACCTTGCTCCACAATTCAACGCACTTACGGGAAACGTAGAATACGTTAATCCTCTAACTGGTGAAGTTACTGTATACCAGGAAGTAGCTAATACCCACTCTACTACTCCTGCTTCTGAACGAATGCTTGCTACTCCAGAAGATACACTTCAGCGTTTACTTACTCGTAGGTTAGCTGAAGTTCTAAGGCAGCATGGTGGAAGTGAATCATCTATTGCATTAGATCATGAGTATTGGCACCTTAAGGGATTAGTAGTTCCGCCTGTCGTAGTTGTAGACTGAGCTAGTTTGGATTGGATTAGTCTGAGTTAATCTGAACTAGTCTATCCGCTCTGTCTCTTCGGGGGCCGGCCGGGCTTTGGGCACTAAAGGTGATTGGGGCAACACCGACAGCCAGCCCGGTGATGACTAAGCAGTAAAGCGACGGGCCAACACTGGATGTAGTGTGAGCCGGGTCAAGCGGCCCCCGAGGTGACGGATCTCATCCACGCCACCTTTCGCCAGCCCGCTCTTGGTTTAATATGGCTAAACGAAAACAAAGGAGTCCATATAAAGAAACAAAGAAGGATATAGTTCTACCAAAAGAAGATCCACTTAAAGGTTTACAAGAGAGATCAGACAAAGCAGATAGATTATTAATTAGTAGAATGATAGAGCCAGAAGAGAGGATTCTAAACTTACAGTTTGGTAAGGATGAAGAAGGTAAGAATATGAGTGCAAACGTGGAGTTGCCTCATTCTCCATACCCGTTTAAACATCCGGCCACCCAAACAAAAGAAGTTGATGATTCAGTTAGAAGACTTAGACGAGACTTTCCAGGTGCAGGAACTGCAACATTCAGTAACTTTGTAACTAATCCAAATATGAGGGATGCGTTACGATTTGCTAAGGATGATGAAACTAGAGATAGGATGTTAAGAGGATTGCAAAGCACTACTGATACTGGATTATGGGGAACAGCCTATCCGGGTGAAAGTTACGATGCAGGAGATGTATATATTAAGCCAGGTCTAAAAGGTTTAGATTTAGATAGAACTGTAATGCACGAATTAGGTCATAGAAACATTCCATCTTCTAGAGATGGGGTAGGCTACTGGGAATCAGATCCAACTAAACCAGGTCATAGAAGATATGTTCCAGCTCAAGTAGATGCAGATGAGGCATATAATAGATTGTATGGGGGTCCAATAGAACATATGAATCGACCAAAGATAAGAATGTCTACGCCGGCTCTTAAGAAGAAACGGTAATGTTAACAAACAGAATAGAAGTTCAATCAGTAGTTGAACGGGAGTTTACTCCCACAAAGAAACAAAATGACTTTATCGCAATTCCTTGGTCTGTTAAGGAAGCATTGTACGGTGGTGCTGCTGGAGCCGGAAAGACAGAACTCATTATTTGGTTGCCTCTTATCTATCAGTTCCATGAACATCCTTTGTACAAGGGAATCATATTACGTCGTAATCTCAAACAATTAGAGACAGAATTAATATCCCGTTCTAAAGAAATATATCCATCATTAGGTGGAGTCTTCAATGACACAAAGAAAAAATGGACTTTCCCCTCAGGAGCGGTTCAATATTTTGGCGGAGCAGATAAAGAAGATGATATTAGAAAGTTCGACTCCGACCAGTATAATCTCATTTCTTATGACGAAGCAACCCACTTCACTGAATTTCAATATAGCTATCTCGTTATGTCACGGCTCCGTTCTAGATGTGCAGATCTTCCTGCCATTGCCAGAAGTGGAACAAATCCTGGGAACGTTGGGCACGCATACTTTAAGAAACGATTTGTAAAGCCTTGGAAAGAAGGATATAAACTCCTTATCGATTCTATTACTGGACTAAAACGTATTTTTATTCCGGCAAGAATTCAAGATAATCCAACGCTATTAGCAAACAATCCAGAGTACATCCAGCAGTTGATGTCTCTGAGTGAAGCGGAAAAGAAAGCTAAGCTCTACGGTGATTGGGATACATATGAAGGACAGGTCTTTAACGAATTCAGACTCGAACCCTTGTCAGACGAACCTGACAATGCGCGTCACGTTATTGAGCCATTTTCAATTCCATCTTGGTGGCCAAGATTCATCGCCATTGATTGGGGATACGCTGCATACACAGTCATCTATTGGGCAGCACTCTCACCAAACGGAAGAGTCTTCGTCTACAGAGAATATGCTTTCAAAGGCAAAAAAGTTGTTGATTATCTCACAGATCTCATAAACTTAACCCAACCAGAAGAAAGAGAGATTTTAGCAAAGGTTAAGATTTGTCATTCAGCTGACCAGAACAAAGGTGAACCATCAACTATATATGATCAACTCCAGAAGTCTTTACGTAAAGCGGAATTCAAATGTGGAATTGAACTTGGAGAAAGAAATAGAATCAATGGTAAACTGGCTTTACATGAATACCTCCGATGGCAGCCTAAGGATTCAGTGGCTAAAATATATGGAGGAGATTTCGACAAAGAGTATGCAGACAAAGTATTCAGACTTTACGGTCAAACAGCATATGTAGAATATGTAAAACTATTCGAGAAAGAGAAAGACGAAAAGAATTTACCTAAGCTTCAGATATTTGATACCTGTCCCATGTTAGTAGAAACGATTCCGGCTTGCGTATATGCTGACTCTCCAGAAGAAGGAAAGAAAGCTGAGGACGTAAAGGAGTTTGACGGTGACGACCCTTACGACTGTATACGAATCCTCCTCACCGGAATCAGAGAATACCAAGTTCAAAATGCCAAGCAATTTGAGCATGATGCAAAGACTCAAGAGGCTATTAACCAATTGGCTGTTGGCGATCAAACGTCTTTTTACCGTAAGATGGAGTTCCTCGAAGCCAAGAAAGAGCAACGATCAGGAACTACTTTCCGTCGTCGCGGCTTTAGAAGGTACCATTAGAAGTAAAGATGAGTTCATTGTTTATTTGCAAGATGAAGTAGCAGAACTCAAAGCTCTTTTACGTGACGAGAAACCGGAACGTATTAGAAAAGAAGTTGAGTTCAAAGGTGCTAGAGGTTATAGGTCAGTCTACTCAAAAGTTAGGGAACAAGCACTAGCTAACAAGGTAAAACATTCGGCAGTAGAGATTGAAGTAGAATGATACCTGGCGGCACTGAAACTCCTGAACTTCCACAAGAAGATCAAGAGAAACCGAAGCAAATAACAGCAGTACCAGAGGAGTGGAAAGCTCTTCTTACTACTCTTCTTTCTAGGTGTGTCCTTGAAGATGAGGCTGTTCACTATGCCTGGGTTAGAAAGGCTAAGAGATTAGAATTATATTTCAATAATATTGTTACTCTCTTTTGGGACAATCTTCAAAACGATTGGTCCATCCCTAATTGGGATGAAAAAGAATCAGAAGGTGTCCCGCCACGTATCATTAATATCTACCGGCCCCACGGCGAAAGCATCATAGCCGCACTATCGGTCGGAGTGCCGGCAGTTTTATTTTTCCCAGACGATGCAGACAATCCAGATGATATAGAAAAGGCGGAGAGCTACAGCTCACTTGCTAAGATTATCCAAAAACATAATAAAGCAAAGTTACTATATATCAAAATACTTTCCATTCTTTTTAACCAGGGTACTCCTTTTGTTTACTCATACAGCAAAAAGGACCGCAAGTTTGGTTTTTATCAAGTAGAAGAAGTTAGCCTTCAAGACCAAACCAGCCATACTCACGACTGTCCAGTTTGCGGTAATCCTTTTGGTGAAGGTGGTCAAGAAG